CACCTACACACATAATGTTTCCAGTGTTCCGCAATACAATGTCATCACCATTCCCGGCGACACAACTGGCACCTGGACTAAAGACAATACGGTTGGCATGTCAGTTAGTTTTGCGATGGCTAGCGGCGCTACTCTCACGGCACCTTCAGCAAATGCCTGGGTAGCGGGGAATTACATTGCTGCACCAGGACAGGTGAACGCTGTTGCTGCAACGTCCGATGTTTTCCGCATAACCGGCGTTGTCGTTCTCCCCGGCAGCCAAGCGCCGACCGCCGCGCAGTCGCCGATGATTATGCGACCGTTCGATCAGGAATTGGTGACGTGCCAGCGGTATTATGAAAAAGGCTCATTCGGTGTGTATTCGCCAGCAGTATCGAGTGTCGGGGTCGGTATAGGTACTAACACGGCGTTTACAGTTGCAAAGCGAGCTACACCTTCAATTACTAATAACTTCATAGCTTTTAGTGCCGTTACAACTCCATTCTTCTATAATCATGTCACTGTTACTGGATATACGTGGAGCATCGCTACAAACTCAACTGCTGCGGCGTATATCTACGGCGATTATATAGCAGACGCGAGGCTCTGATGGCTGACTATCAACTCACCGCAACCGAAAGCTCCGTTATCCGCACCGAGGATGGCGCCTGCATCCCGAACGATCCGGCCAACCGCGACTACGCCGAGTATCAGAAATGGCTGGCGGTGCCGAACACGCCGGATCCTTACGTCCCGCCGCCGGAGGTCGAGCCGCAACCGACCAACGAGCAGTTGGTCCTGTACGATCATGAGAACCGGCTGCGCCTCCAGGAAGACGTGCCGCCGCTGACACTGGATGGGTTCATGACTAAGATGAACGCGCCGGCCAAGCAGGCATACACGCCGCCGGCGCCGGCCAAAAAGAGGAGATGAGCATGGCAATCCATTACGAGGTCGAAGAGGGCAAGTCCCTGGTGATCGACGGCCCGGCCAATGTCATCGTTAAAACGGGTAAAGTGCCGATGATCGGCACCGGCGCGAGGCAGGCGCCGGAACAAGCCGGCCAGGACGATGTTGAGACAGCGGCCAACAAGAGAAAACGCTCATGAAGGCTAACAAGCGAAAGCGCCCGGTTGTTGCGCGCAAGCGCAAGGTGACCACGCGCCCGCGGCCAGCTGCACCCCGTAGGAAGAGGAAAGCCAAGATGTCCAAGAAGCCGAGTGAAGACGACGACGACGACAAGGAAGACCCCAAATATACCGCACGGCAATATGGTGAGACCCGCCAGGCCGGCACCACACCGGAACAGCGATCGGAAAAGCCCAAGACCACTCCGAGCGGCAACGACCCGGAGCCGGACGGCGACCCGATGGCCAAGCCGCCCGATAGTCCGCTCAATCCTAACATGCCGCCGGACCAGCCGGGCCAGCCGGATCCGCTGCAGCGCGCCAACCCGACCGTCTCGGCGACCGAGCGAGATCAACGCGCCGATCGCGCCAACAAAGCCGACAAATGACTGAGTGGCCCAAGAACCCGGGCTACAACGACTTCGAAGGCACCGTCGAGCCAGCCGGCCCGATGAATGTGTTCAACGAGAGATTGGCGACTGTGGCGGCGGTCAACGCCGCCGTAGCCGCCAAGACCACCTACGACACCGCGCACCCGGCGCCGACGCCGACAACGCCTCCGGTGGTGCCGCCCGGCACGCCGATCAGTCCCGGCGGTCCCGTTACAGTTGATCAATCCAGGTATATGATCGATCCGACATTTGTCGGATTAGGGGTGATTCCCCGCAAGCGGTAAACCGCTATGCCATTCAGCGAGGCCTTGAAGGCCGCGGTCGGCTCGATGACGGGCCATCCGATCGCTATTGCGCTGTTAATGGTCAACATCGCATTCTTAGTTTTCGTCACCATGCTGATGAACGACGTGGCGGCTAACGCCAGTTCGCGCGACAAAGCCAATTCCGAGCTAATCGCGCAGCTCATTCAAGCCTGCAAGAGGCCGTCATGATCTCAACTTTGATAAGCATCGTGCTGCTGCTGGTGGTGCTCGGTGTCATCCTGTGGGGGCTACAACAGCTTTTGCCCATGGTGCCCATGGACCCGAGATTCAGAACCGTGATTTCGGTGCTGATCACCGTCATCGTGGTGTTGATCATCGTCTATATCATCGCTGGCCTGCTCGGCGTGGTGACGCCACTGAGGTTGTGATGATCGCGCACGATTACCTTCTAATCGCCACTGTGTTTGGCGCGGCGTTACTTGCCATCCTACTATCCAGCTGCATGGTCGTTACCGAGCGGCCGCCGTTTTATACCAGATACGAAATCGACGCGATTAATGCCGAAGCCGCCTGCCGCAACCTTGCGCGAACAATTATCCAGATGGAAAGATGCACAGTCAGGAGATGACATGGCCAAGCCGCCACAGGATGTGTTCACGCCCGATCCGGGTCTGGTCAAGCCACTGGTGCCGCGCATCGAGATCGCGCTGACCGTGCCGGATGGCGTGGATATTCAAATCACGGTCAACGGCGTCGGTGTGTTGATGCAGGACGACGACGAAGACGCAGCCTAGCCCAAAAATTTTTTCGGATTTTCAACCTGGGGAACTCTGCCATGGCCAACAAGTTCGGCAAGACCGTCAACATCAAGGCGCCGCCGGTAGCTAAGCCGCCGCCGCCATCAAAGACGCAAGACAACTACACCCACCACACTTCTCCGGTGAAAGGTCCGCAGCCGACCCCGGTTGAGCCAAATACGATTTCATCCAAGCCGAAGGTGAAGATCCGCACGCTGCCGGATGCCCCGATGGCAAAGTACAAGCATGTCGACGAAGGCTGAACAGGACGTCCGCCTCAAGCTTCTGAAGCGCAAGCGGGCGGTGCTCGCTGCCCGCGACGATCTGATAGCGTTTACAGAACTGATGATGCCCGACCCAAACTACGATGACGATGTCGGGCAGTCGCTCTATAAGCCACAACCGTTCCACCGCATGATCGGCCGCTCGCTGGAAGAGGTCGAGCGTGGCGACTACCGGCGGCTGATGATCAATGTCGGCCCACGCTTCGGCAAGACTACGCTCGCCAGCGCCATGTTCCCGGCCTGGTATGTCGGCCGTCATCCCGATCGCTCCATCATAGTCGCCACCTACAACGAGCATTACTCCTGGGATCTCGGCCGACGTGTGCGCGACATCATGGAGACTCCCGAATACAAGCAAGTCTTTCCCGAAGTAGAAATCAAAGTCGGCGCCAATGCGGTCAACCGAGTGCAAACCACCCGCGATGGAGTGGTCTTCAGTGTGGGACGCGGCTCCTCGATCACCGGACGTGGTGGTCATTGCATCTTGTTGGATGACCCAATTAAAGATCGAACTGAAGCTGATTCCGTCATCGTCCGAGAGAAACTCTGGAGTTGGTACAACCAAGTCCTCCGCACCAGACTGATGGACTCCACCGGCACGATCGTCATCGTCCAGACCCGCTGGACCGAGGACGACCTGGTCGGCAGGTTAATTGACCCACTGAACCCCTACTACAACGTCGAAGAAGCCAAGTCCTGGCGCAAGATCGATTTGCCGGCGCTGGCCGAAGATGACGATGTGCTCGGCCGCAAGCCCGGCGAGGCGCTGTGGCCGGAGCGATTCACCAAGCAGTACTTGGAGGAGATCCGTGCCACCGATCCGCGTGGATTTGCTGCGCTGTATCAGGGCCGTCCAGGGCCTAAGGATGGGGCCTTCTTCCGATCAGACGACCTGGTCACTTACAATAAAATGGATGACGTGCCGGCGTTTCATACCCTTAGATTCTACGGTGCATCGGACCACGCTGTCTCGGTGGCCAAATCCGCCGACAAGACCTGCCTGATGATCGTCGGCGTCGACGAGAAGGACAACATCTGGATCATGCCGGACATGGTCTGGGACCGGCTGGATTCGCACCAGGCGGTCGAGAGCATGATCGTGCTGATGAAGAAATATAAGCCGATGTTCTGGTGGGCCGAGGGCGGTGCCATCACCAAGAGCCTCGGCCCGTTCCTGCGCCGGCGTATGGCCGAGAAGCAGGCGTTCTGTGCGATCGACCCGATCAATCCTGCCGCCGACAAGCAGCAGCGATCGCAGGCGATCCAGGCTAGAACCTCTATGAAGATGGTGCGCTTCCCTGGTTTCATCCGCAAATGGTCGGAGATGCAGGACCAGATCCTGAAGTTTCCGCACGGCTCAAACGACGACGTGGTCGACACTTTGAGCCTGATTGGGCTAGGACTGTCGAAGATGCACGGGCGGACCCGCGGTCGGAAGATTGAGCCGGAAGTGAAATCTGGCACCTTCCGCGAGATGTTCGTAAACACGCGCCGGCGTGAGGGTCGCGATCTTCGGGCGAGGAGCCTGCAAGGATGGTAGACGCCTTTCAAGACGACATGATGCGGGTGTTTGCCGGGATCGACGAGCAATCCAGCGAGCCGGACATCAACCCGACCACCGGCCAGCCCAACAAGATGCCGCGCGCCAACCCGGATCCGCCGGACCGCCGCCGTAAGCTGGTGGCCGATTGGACCAGCAAGGTGAAGAAGGCCAAGCGGTATTGGAAGCCCAGCTTCGACCGGATGCGCGAGGACCAGGAGTTCTGCTTCGGCAAGCAGTGGTCCAAGGACGCCAAAGACAAGCGTTACGTCGCCAACCTGACCCTCAGATTGGTGGCGCAAAAGACAGCGTTTCTCTACGCCAAAAATCCCAAGGCGGTGGCGAAAAAACGCCCGCGGCTCAACGCCACCTCCTGGGATGAATCCCAGACCACCCTCAATCAGCTGATGCAGTCCGCTGCCATGATGATGCAGCAGGCCCAGGCCGCTGGCGCCATGGGCCAGGGGCCGATGGCGCCAGGTGGCATGCCTGGCATGCCGCCCGGCATGATGGGGCAGATGGCCGGCGCCGCCGGTAGCACCATCCAGGGCATGATGCCGATGGCGACCGGCCAGCCACCGGACATCGGCATGCTGATGGCTGGCGGCATGCCGCCCAATCCGGCCACCGCGCCGTCGCCGTCGCTCAACCAGATCTCCGGCCAGATGGGCGCCGCGACCGCGGACCGGACCCCCGGCTCGATGCAGCAGCCGCAGGGCCTCGGTGACCAGCTCGGCCAGGCCGCCGCCGGCGCCGCCGCCAACGCGCTGGCGCCGCCGGCCTCGCCGATGATCGCCCAGGCGGTCGGCAGCGGCATGGACATCATGATGGATGCAGCTCGGGTCAAGTCCGAGAACATCATGATGGACAAGCTCGCCAGGACGTTGGAGTTGCTCTACTCCTACGAGGTCGACAACCAGCCGCATCCGTTCAAGAGCATGCTGAAGATGAGCGTGCGCCGCGCCGTCACCAACGGCGTGGCTTACGTCAAGCTCGGCTTCGAACGGGTGATGCAGATCCGCCCCGACCTGGAGAAGGGCATCGCCGACGCCAACGAGCGGCTCGCCACCCTCGAGCGGCTGTCGGCCGATGCCGCCGATAGCATTACTGATAACAGCGACATGGAAGCCGAGCAGCTGCGGCTGTTGCTGATGGACCTGACCAAGGCCAAGGGCGCGGTGGTGCGCGAAGGTCTAACCTTCGACTTTCCGTTATCCACACGCATCATCCCGGATATCAAGTGCATCGATCTCAGGAACTGGGTAGCCGCCGGCTGGGTCGCCGAGGAGTACTTGCTGTCGGTCAGTGAGATCGAAGAGATCTATGGCGTCGACGTGCGTGGCCATTGCACCGAGTACGGCAGTGACAGCGATACCGATCCATCCAAGGCGATGGAAGAATGGATGAGCGCCAAGGACAAGGACAAGAACCGCGGTGAGCCGAACGCGATCGTCTGGGAGATCTACAATAGGAACGACGGCTTGGTCTATGTGGTCTGTGACGGCTATCGGGAATTTCTCAAAGAACCCGCCTCGCCAGAGATCTACAACGAGCGGTTTTACCCTTGGTACGCGCTGATCTTCAACGGCATCGAAGACGAGCACGAACTATTTCCGCCGAGCGATGTCCGGCTGATGCGCGACATGCAGCTCGAGTACAACCGTTGCCGCGAGGGCTTGAAAGAGCAGCGCATCGCCGGCCGGCCGTTCACCGCGGTGGTTAGCGGCAGCATGGACGAAGACGACATGGAGAAGCTGACCAACCGCGAAGCCAACGCGGTGATCGAGTTCAACGCGCTGCAACCGAACCAGGACGTGAAGCAACTGTTGCAGCCCTATGCCGGTCCCGGCATCGACCCCAACTTGTACGAAGTGAATCCGGTTTACGAAGACATTCTGCGCACAACCGGCATTCAGGAAGCCAACCTCGGCGGCACTTCCAATACCACGGCAACCCAGGCGCAGATTGCCGAGGGCAGTCGCATGACCAGCATGGGGTCCAACATCGACGACCTCAACGACCTGCTGACGCAGTTGGCCCGCAACGGTGGCCAGATACTCCTGCGCGAGATGTCACAAGAGCGCGTCAAGAAGATCGTCGGCCAGGGCGCCGTCTGGCCGGCCGAGCCGGTCGCCCAGGACATCGCCAACGAGATCCTGCTCGAGATCGAGGCCGGTTCAATGGGGAGACCGAACCAGGCCCAGGAGATCGCCAACGCCCAGCGGCTGATGCCGCTGCTGATCCAGCTGCCCGGCATTGACCCGGAGTTCCTGGCCAAGGATACCCTGCGGCGTTTGGATGATCGTCTCGACCTGACCGAAGCGTTCAAGTCCTCGCTGCCGAGTATCGTTGCGATGAACGGTGCTATGTCTGGCGGCGCCGGCCCAACCGCGCCCGGTGCCGGAGCCGGCCCGGGCGCGGCCATGGGACCGCAGGGCGCCGTCAATGCGCCGGGCGGCGGCGAAGCCGGCCCGCCGCCCTCCGCACCAGACGCGCAAACAACGCTGACCGGCGCGCCGCCGGGCCGGCCGCACCCGATGCCGCAGCAGGTTAAGATGCCGACCATGCCGCCATGACGATGACGCCGCCACTGCCGAAGCGGAAGTGTACCTGCCACATAACGGATCGACCGTGGCCGTGCGCCAGGAAGTATGCGCTCAGCGAGTGCCTCAAGGTGCCGTGGTGGCGCCGGTTGTTAACGGTATGGATTCAAGATAAGTATCAAGCATAGGCGCCGATTGGCGCCAGGGGATTTCAATATGGCCGATGACGACAAGTCTCTGCCCACCACGGTAGAGCAGTCGATCGAGCAGGTACCTTCGCCAGGTACGGACGCCGGCGACGCTGGCGGTAGTCTACTGGACGCCCTCCAAAGTGCAGTGCCCGAGCTGCGCACGGATGACGACAACATAGACACCGACGGTTCCAGGGGGGATTCGCCATCCCAAGTCGCAAGGAGGTCCGCTCGCGATCGCGAGCCAGAATTGTCGGAAGAGCCGACACCTGACGAACTAGCCAAGCTTTCCAAAGCCGCGCAGAGACGAATTAAGAAGCTGAACTCGCAACGACAGAAATTGTCGGCCGAGGTGCAGCGTCTGAAGGCGCTCGAGCCGGACGCGAATATGGCCATCAAGGTCACCGAATATCTTCGCAAGAACGATATCGGTCAGGACGATTTCCTGTACGGCCTGGAGATGATGGCGGCGATGCGCGGTGGCGATCTCGCCAAGTTTCATGCCGGCGTTCAGCCGTACATGAAGCTGTGCGAGGAGTACCTCGGCATATCGCTACCCCCGGATCTGCAACAGCAGGTCCAACAGGGACATATGACGACACAAGCCGCGGCCATGTACTCACGCGAGCGCATGGACCGGGCGATGGCGCAGACCAATGCAGTGCGGCGGCAAGCCGAGCTGCAACAGCACCAGAAAGTGTCGCAGAGTCAGCAGCAGCAGCTGCAACTGAAGATCTTGGCAGATCAGGTGGCCGCGGCCGTCAATAACTGGGAATTGCAAATCATCCGATCGGACCCTCGCTATGCGGCGAAAAAACCCGCTGTTCAGTCCACGATGATGGCGCTCGTCCAGGAGTACGGTCCACCTCGGTCTGTCGAAAACGGCCTGCAAATCGCCAACGAGGCGTATCGGCGGGTCAACGAACAGTACAAGAGTTGGACCCAACCTCAACGCCAGGCTACATCGCGTGTCCCGAGCAGCACCGGACGAACCGCTGGTGTGGCACCCGAAGCAACGTCGCTGCTGGAAGCAGTCAAATTTGCTCGCGAGGGAGCGCCGCGCCTCTAATCACAGAGGTGCTTAAATGCCTACATATTCTGCTCCACTGCTCGCCCACGTAACCACGGCGGCGTTGGACTGGTGGCTGAACAAAGGGACTGCCTTCCAGGAGGCAATTCAGGAAAAGCCGCTGCTGGCGGCGATGGAATCCAAGAAAAAGACTTTCCCCGGCGGCAAGGGAAATATCATCATCTCGGTCAAGGGCGACTTCGGTAACACCGCGGCGCCGGGAACCGACGACCAG